AACTCGCAGTGGGGACCAGATCGTTTCATCTATTATTTGGCGCAGACGGGCAAGGACGCGGGCGACCACTTCAAGAAATATCTGAAAACGCTCGGCAGCTCGCCGCTTGCCGCAATAACCACACGGCCGTATCTCGGCGCGGGCGACTTGCGCCAGCCGTTCGCCAATGGCAGCGTGATAATGCCAAAGAGCGTTACCAAGGTTGCGGGGCACGGCGTCCAAGGCGACAAAATCACGTTGGACGAGGCGTTTTCGTTGTCCGAGGAAACCGGAAACACCATTTTGGATGGCTTCATGCCGACCATGGCGACAAGGCTTAAGGCCACCGGCGTGCAGCCGCAACTATGGATAACCAGCACCGAGGGAACGGCAGAATCGACGTTCTTCAACCGTAGACTTGACGCTTGCAGGGCTGGCGAACAGTCGCGCCGCATGTGTTGGTTCGACTTCGGGTTGCCAGCCGACGAAGATCCGGAGAATCTGGACAGCATCATGCGCTATCATCCAGCCGCCGGACTCTTGTGGGACAAGGCGCAGTTGGCCGACTTCCGCGAACAGTTCCAGGGCAACCCGGCAGGTTGGGCGCGCGCGTTCGGCAACCGTCGGGACGAGGGTATAACCGACAGGGCGATAGACGAGGCGTTGTGGGCGGCTACGGTAACGGCACCGGTGACGCCCGGCGACTTGGACGGCCGGCCGGTGGTGTTCGGCGTCGCGGTGGACGTGGACGGGACGCACACGAGCGTTTCGGCTGGCATCGCCAACAATGACGGCACCATAACGGTGCAATTGCTGAGAATCTTGGACGGCACCGGGTACGCGCCGACCGAACTCACCCGCTTGTGCTCGAAGTACGGCGCTCCGGTGGTGATCGACGCGCGCGGCACCACCGCCGATTTGTCCGACCGGTTGCGCCACATGACCGACGACGCGGGCGACCCGCTGCTGCGGTTCGTGGACATGGACGCGGGCGACTACCTGACCACCGGACAGAGTTTCGTTGCCGGCTTGGCTAACCACGCGATAACCCACGCGGCAGACCCCGAGTTGGACGCCAGCGCCGCAAACTCGGCGCGCAAATGGGCCGGCGACGCATGGCGCGTGAGCCGACGAGGAAGCACCGGCCTAACGTCACCGTTGGAAAGCTGCATGTTGGCGGCTTGGGGAGCCGCCCACAGGCCCGAGGAAACGGGGCCGCTGCAAATCTACTAGCCGGTGGCGTTCGGCGTCGCGTGGCGGCATTATGCGGCGTTGGGCGGCGGGCTTGTGGCGGGCTTGGCGCTTGGCGGTGATACTTGGCCGCATGAACATTTGGGAGCGTGTGAGAATGGCGGGCCGCGTGCTGACGCGCGGTGCCGACGCGGACATGCCGGACGGCATCAAGCCGCCCGCACGATTGGGGCGCTGCGACCCGTTGAGCCTCTCAACCGTGTTCCGTGGCGTGCAAGTGCTGCAAACCGCCATCACCGGTTTGCCCATCAATGAAATCAGGGGAGGCGTGAAGCTCGACACGGTTTCCTCCATCGTGCTTCAGCCGGACGTGAACCGCAGCCGCCGCGACTTCCTCGCGGACATGGTGGCAAGCATGGTATTGGACGGGAACGCTTTCGTGCGATTGGTGCGGTTCGATGGCGAAGTGGTCTCTTGCGAGGTGCTTCCACCATCCCTCGTGACCGTGAGCGACGACGGCAACGACCCGGCCGCGCCCAAGTTCCGCTATAGCTATCTGGGCCATGATTACACGGCCGACCAGATCGTTCATTGCAAGTTTTTGAACGTGCCGGGCCGGTTGCGTGGGCTTGGGCCAATCTCGGCGGCGCGTGAGGAGGTGGAGGCCGCGCAGATGGCCCGCACCTACAAGGCCAAGTTCTATAGCGACGGTAGCAACCTCAAGGGCTATTTGCAGACGGAGGAAAAGGTGACGCCGCAGGTGGCCAAGGACGCCAAGGAGGCGTGGAAAGCCACGGGTGAGGCCGGCGACGTGAAGGTGCTCGGCTCGAAACTCAAATACGTTCCCTTGGACATGAAACCGGCAGATTTGCAGTTTTTGGAGACGCAGAAGTTCGACACCACTCAGATCGCGCGGCTTCTAGGCATCCCGGCGAGCATCATGTTGGCGGCCGTTGACGGTAGCAACCTTACTTACTCGAATATCGAGCAATCGTGGATTGAGTTCGCCGATTACACGTTGGCGGCTTATGCGGGCGAGATAGAGGAGCTTTTCAACCGTTTGTTGCCGAGGGGCCGCACGGCCGCGTTCGACTGGGACAGCAGCCGGCGCGCCGACATGGCCGACCGGTTCAACGCCTACAAGACGGCGATAGAGGCCGGGTGGATGGACGTGAACGAGGTGCGCGCAAGGGAGGCGTTGCCGCCTCTCATCGCGGCACCGCAACCGGAACCACAGGAGCAGCCACAAGGACAGGAGACGCAGGATGAAGCATGAAATCGGGTTTAAGGGCGTGTGCCTACGCGCGGCCGAAGAGGGCGACGGGCGCACGTTGGAGGGTGTGGCCGTGCCCTACGGCAGCGTCATCAGCACATGGGACGGTGCCGAGACGTTCGACGCCGATTGTGTTTTCGACGACACGGACACGGCGAAGCTCTGCTATCAGCACGGTGAGCTTATCGGCCGTATCCTCGACGCGGAGCCACGCGACGACGGATTGCATATCACGGCGCATATCAGCGACACGCAGCGCGGCCGGGACGTGGTGGCCCTGTTGCGTGACGGCGCGCTGGACTCGCTCAGCGTCGGATTCATGCCGATTGACGACGAGGTGGACAAGCAGGGCGTTACCCACCGCAGGCGCGTCCGATTGTTGGAGGTTTCGGTGGTGTCGTGGCCGGCCTACGAGGCCGCGAAGATCACTTCGCAGCGCAGCAGCGAAACTACCCACGAAAGCATGAGGGAAACCGGAAACCAGAAAGGAAACGAAATGGACCTCAACGAAATCAACGACAAGCTGAACGGCATCATGGACGAACAGCGCAGCATGAAAGCCGCCATTGCCAGGAACACCGACAGTGAGCCGGCCAAGGTCATGGGCGCTGAGTATCGCACGGCCGGCGACTATCTTCAGGCGCTCTACCGTGGCGACGAAGCGGCAGTGCAGCTCATGCACGAGTGCCGCGACCTCATCGCCACCGGCGACACTGGCAACAAGGCGGCATGGATTAGGGATGATTTGCGACTGATCGAGCAGCGCCGCAAGGTGACCAATATCCTCACCCACGACACGCTGCCGGACAAGGGCATGACGATGGAATACAACGTGGTGGCGTCCGACACCGCCACGGTGGACAAGCAGGAGAACGAGGGCGGCGCGTTGCAGTTCGGCAAGGTCACGTTCGGCACCAAGAGCGCAAGCATCGATACCTACGGCGGCTACACCACGCTTTCACGCCAGACCATCGAGCGCAGCACCACGCCCATGCTCAACACCGCGCTGGCGGCGTTGCGCAACGCCTACGCCAAGGCCACCGAAAACAAGGTGCGTTCGTTCCTGTATGACACCATCGCGGCTCAGCGCGACGCCGAGACGGACGCGAACAAGATCGATGCACCGTCCCAACTGTCGGCAATGACCATCGACCAGTGGGCCATGCTGATCATGGACGCGGCGGAACTGGCCGACGACCGCAACGTGAGCCTTACCCGCCTGGGCGTTTCCAAGGACGTCATGGCCGCGCTTGTCAAGCTCAAGGACACCGGCAGCCGTTTCTTCGACCTCAGCGGAGACGGCAGCGACACGTTGGGCGACTTCGACCTTACGGGCATCGCGGGCAAGTTCCTGCGTGTCCCCGTGCAAATGCTGCCCAAGGCTCCGAACGGCACCGCGTGCTTCATCGACCCCGAGGCCGTGACCGTGTGGGAGTCCGGCGGCCCGACCCAGCTCAGCGACGGCGACCCGACCAAACTCACCGAGAACTACAGCGTCTACGGGTACATGGCCGTGGCTGCGACTCAGCCCTTGGGCCTCATCCCGGTGAAGTTCGCCACGGCATGATGATCCAGGACAACACCCTGCTGCAACGACTCCGCGACGAGGTAGGAGTCCCGGCCGGCGAGGAAGACCGGCTCACGGTCAAACTCTCGGCGGCGAAACGATACGTCGCGCACGCGGTCGGCACCGCCACCGTGGACGACGATCTGCTGGCCGACTGCATCGTCTCCTGCGCCGCCGACCTGTTCAACATGCGCGACGCCCGCCTCGGCGTCATGGACGTTGGCGACGCGACCGTGGAACCATTCAGAATCTCCACCGACCCGCTCCGCTCCGTCTGGCCGAAACTCCGCGCCGCCGGCGTGCTCACCGGGGGCATGGTGATCGCATGAACATCCAGGAACAACGCGCCGCGCTGATGAACACACTCACCGACATGCTCGATGGACTGGTCAGCAGCGTCAGCATCGACGCCCAACTGATCCGCCCCGCCGCCGGCAAAGTCGCGGTGTTCATCGAACCGCCAACCGTGGAATGGCCATCATGGGGCCCGCCAGAACCGGTCTGGACTTTGGACGTCATCGCCGGCACGCCGGCCACGCAGCCATCCGCAGTCGATGACATCCTCACAGCGCTCGACCGGCTCGCCGACAAGGGCCTGAACCTTCAGAAGGCCACACCGGCAAGCTGGAACCTGGCCGGCGCCGGCACGCTCGCGGCCTACCAGGTCACATTGAACGCCCTGGAAACCGAATAAGACAAGGAAAGGAAAACAATCATGGCTGGAAAGATCCGCACGCTCGGCCCCGGCATCTTCAAAATCACCGACACCGCGAACGGCAGGGACTTCAGCGCCGACCTGACCAAGGCGCAGCTGAATCCGTCGAACAGCAGCGACGACCCGACCACCTTTTTGGACGGATCAGAGGAAACGAACACTACGACCACGTGGACGTTCGAGGGCACCGTGGGCGACGACTTCAGCGAGGACGGTCTGGCCGTCTGGCTCTTCGACCACAAGGGCGAGACGCTGCCGGCCCAGTTCGTCCCGAACAAAACGACCGGCAAGATCCAGTGGACCTTCAACGTCACCATCGCGCCAATCGCCATCGGCGGCGACGTCAAATCGAAGAACACGAACGATCTGAGCTTCGCCGTCACGAACGTCGCCCACACGGCCTACTCGGGTGAGTGATGGCCGACAAGGCATTGATGGTCGTCGGCCAGAGACGCTTCGTGCAGACGATGCGCAAGGCCGGCGCGGACATGGACGACCTGAAGGAAGTGAACCGCGAGGCGGCAGAGATAGCGCTGCCAGCGGTCCGCAACCTCGCGCCGCGCGGCAAGACCGGCAGGTTGGCCGGCAGCCTGCGTGTCGGAGCGACGAAACGCGCCGGCGTCATCCGCGCCGGCCGCAAGGCCGTGCCATACGCGGGCCCAGTCAACTACGGGTGGCCAGCCCGCCGCATCAAGCCCCGGCTCTTCGTCAACAACGGTGTCGCTTCCACCGAGAGCCAATGGCAAAAGGTCTACAAGGACTTCATCGACAAGACACTGAAGCAAGTGAAAGGAAAATAATGGCAACAACGAGAATCACCTACACGGACGGGACCAGCGAACTCGTGCCGATCACGATGCGCGCGACCTGCAAGGCCGAGGCGCACGCCATCGACGCGGGCTGGGGGCCAATCACCCAGTCACCAGTCCGTTCCGGCGCGTACGCGGCCTACGCGGCCCTGCGCATGGCCGGCCGCGCCATGCCTGATTTCGAGCATTGGCTGGACACGGTGGCGTCCTTCGACCTTGCGGCAGCGAAGGAGGAGCCGGAAGAGGGAAACCCTACGGACTAGCCGCGTGGCCCCAAGACTCGCTCGGCCGTCTCTCGTTCCTGCTGGCAAGCCGTTTCGGCGGCACGCCATGGCAGTGGAGGAACGAGGCCGACGAATTGGATTGGGGCACCGGACTGGCCGAACTGCTCAAGGAAGCCGAATCACGGAAGGAGTGAACCATGGCGCACAGCGCGATCATGAGCGTGCGCATCACCGGCAACGCCGATGATGCCGTCAAGGCGTTCGAGAAGACCACCACGAAGGCGGCCGCGTTCGGCAGCGCCATCGGCGGATTGGCCGTCAAGGGCGTGACCGCGCTGTGGGACACGGTGAAGGGCTTCGCCGGCGACGTGGTGAACATGTCGGACAGCACCGACAAGTTCATGAACACCATGAGCTTCGCCGGCATCGACACCAAAGCCGTGCAGGCAGCCACGAAGGAAACCCGCAAATACGCCGACGCCACCGTGTACGGCCTCGATGACATCCAGAACACCACCGCGCAGCTGGCGGCAAACGGCATCGGCAACTACATGGAACTGACCGAGGCGGCCGGCAACCTCAACGCGGTGGCCGGAGGCAACGCCGACAGTTTCAAAAGCGTGGCCATGGTCCTCACCCAGACCGCCGGCGCGGGAAAATTGACCACCGAGAACTGGAACCAGCTTGCCGACGCCATCCCGGGCGCGTCCGGCAAACTCCAGGAGGCGCTGCTGAAGAACGGGGCCTTCACCGGCAATTTCAGGGATGCCATGGCCAAGGGCGAGATCACGGCCGACGAGTTCAACAAGGCGCTCATGGACCTCGGCATGACCGACGTGGCGAAACAGGCCGCGACATCGACCAGCACCATCGAGGGAGCCATGGGAAACCTCGAAGCAGCCGTCACCGGCGGCCTGACCGACGCCTTCAACCTCTTCAAACCGGCCGTCACAGGCGGCATCAACGCGGCCGCAACGGCAGTCACAAACCTCGCGCAGAACGGCACGCAGGGATTGCAGACGTTCTTCACACAGGTCAAGGACACCGGAGCGTTCACCGCCTTGCAGACGGCCGCGCAGTCGGTCGGCGGCGGCCTGCAATCATTGTGGACCGGCATCATGGCCGTCGTGAACGCGATGACCGGAGGACAGCCGGCCGGAACCTCGTTCGGCAACGTGCTCAACACCGTCGCCACGGCCGCGCAGACGGTCGGCGGCTGGCTGAAGACCGCAGGCGACTGGATCAGTCGAAACACGGATCTCGTGACGCCACTCGTGGCCGCCGTCGGCGGAGCCGTGGCAGCCGTCACCGCCGTCACCACCGCCATGCGGATTGCCGCCGTCGCTCAGGCGCTGCTCAACGCGGTCATGGCCGCGAACCCGATCATGCTGGTCATCACGCTCATCGCCGCGCTCGTGGCCGGACTCACCTACTTCTTCACCTGCACCAACACCGGCAAGGCCGTCTGGTCGAGCTTCACCGGCTTCCTTGGCTCCTGCGTGCAGGGCATCATCGGATTCTTCTCCGGACTCGGCTCCACCATCGTCAACATCTTCAACGCGGCAGCGAACGGGGCAAGGAACGCGTGGAACGGCGTAGTCGGCTGGTTCCGCGGACTGCCCGGCTCCATAGCCGGGTTCTTCGGCAACGCCGGCAGCATCCTGTACAACGCCGGAGCGAGCATCATCAGCGGTTTCCTCAACGGCCTCAAATCGATGTGGAGCAACGTGACCGGCTGGATCAGCGGCATCGGCGACTGGATCAAGGCCCACAAGGGCCCGATCAGCTACGACCGTCGCCTGCTCATCCCCGCCGGCCAGGCCATCATGACCGGTTTCGCACAGGGCCTCAACACCGGTTTCGACAACAGTGTTGAAACCGCTATCAGCCGCGCCAACCGCAGACTCGCGGCCATGCCCCTCAACCTCTCCGCCCAGGGCAACACGGCCACGCCAGCCGTGGTCAACACCTGGAACGTGGAGATCAACGGCGAGGTCATCGACAAGGACGGCACCGCCAAGGCCATCAAACGGCTCCTGGCCGACTACGACGCAAGGAGGTCATGAGATAGATGCAGCAGTGCTTCATGTTCATCGATACCGGCAACGGCTGGACACCGGTGAACGACTCAGCCAAGGACATCGCAGCCCTCGACTCTTTCACTATCCGGTGGGGAAGCGACAGCATCGACGAACAGCCCGAACCTGCCGTGATGACCTTCACCCTGCGCGACGAGACCGGACGGCTCGCCGGCCAGGCATTGACATTGGCCGGCATGAAAGTGGTCATGCAGTTCTCCGATCAACCCAGATGGCAAGATCTTCAGCCGTCGATGGGCGGCTGGGAAGATCTGCGCATCCCGATCGACTCGCTGCACCGCGTTTACTCCCCCGGCTCGCCGGAATCCACCGACTCGCCAGCCTCTACGATGTTCGCCGGCACCGTCTCCACCGGCGGCAGCATCGAACCGGCCACCGGCGGCGGGTGGCTGCTCAAACTCTCCGCCACATCGAGGATGGCCGTGTGGAAGCGCCTGCAATCCCAAGGACCGACAGACACGGCCGCGAAATGGGACGGCGCGCACTGGATAGGCACGCCATCGGCACGCCTCAAGGAGATGAACCGCAGGGCCTCGGCGCAGGGAGCGCCGGAAGCCCAACTGGACGGGCTCGCTCTGCCATCGAGCGTCGCGCCATACACGCCATCAGACCACCCATCGCAGCTCGACCTGCTGCACCGGCTCACCGCCGGCCCACGACTTCCACAGTGGCATGAGGTCTACGACGGCGCTACATCAAGCCTCCGGCCATTGTTCCTCGCCGACCCGATCGCCGTGCACCTGTCATCGGACGGCCGTCTCAGCGTCCTCGCCGGCGGAGAGACACGCCACGCGCTCTCGGCGTCCGACATCGAGGCATCGACCGATCTGAGCATCACCGAACCATTGACACAGGTGGTCATCAACGCGAAACGCGTCAAATCGGACAACGGCAAGCTCTCTTTCGACGACGTGGAAATCACGATGGGAGACCAGAACCGTCTGCCACCACAATTGACCGCCATACAGAAGAGCCTCACCATCGATTCCGACATGCTCGCCGTGGACGACTCGGGCGGCGTATGGAGCAACGGCGGCACCTCGACCGTCAGCGACACGGACCGCGCCAACATCGCGCAATGGCTCGAATCGCACGACCTGCGAATGGTCCCGGAGACAGTGACGTTCAACAGCACTCGACTCGACCCGGCACGACTTCCATGGCTGTACAAGGCAAGCCCATCCGGCCCATTCATCATCGTCAAGGCCAAGGCGTCGGCACTGACCGGCTCAGACGGCCGACCGGCCTTCACCGGCCCCATCACGACCATCGGCGGAACACTCTCATACCGGTGGCGCGCGGGCAAGCCCACACTCACCCAGGAAGCGACGCTGGCCGCGCTCCGGCCGCTGCTGACAAAACAGATCACATGGGCCGACCTGCCCACCCTCAGCTGGCAGCAGCTCGACCTGCACATCTGCGACCTCTCGATGATCCAGATCATCGACACTTCTTCGGCCATCGACGAAAAGGAAGGAACACAATGACAGCAACAACACCCATCTACGGGCTCTCATATCCCGAGGGCTCCGACCTCGTATCAACCGCGCCGGACTCGTTCAAGAGCATGGCCGACACGTTCGAGAAGGCGCTTGACCAAGTGGACCGGAGGACCACGCCGGAAGGCGTCAAGCCAGTGATCGCCACCACCCTCGCCACGCTCGTGCAGACCACCGGCATCACCGGCCAGATCGGCTATGTCACCACCGACACCACAGAATCGAACATCGGCGCGTATGTCTACACCGGCACGGCATGGCAGAAACTCTCTCTGCGGGACGACTGCGAAGCAGGCACCGCAAAAGGCGTCAGCCTCTCTGTTAATGGAGCGGCCAGCATCGACTTCAGTCACACTCACAAAACGCCACCTAAAGCGGTCGTCGTCACAAGAGTCAAGGCGGACGCCGCCGACCTTGACGAACGACTCATCCTGTTCCATCCGATCGTCTGGTCCGTCACCGCCGACAATTTCCAGGCGCGTTTCTACCGGCTCGACACGAAGGCATGGCTGAACAGCTGGACCGTGTCGTTCAGCTGGATCGCGGTCTGGTGATGAGCGAAACGATCGTTGCGTCTCTGGTGGGGCTGGCCGGCGTGATATTCGGCGCTTTCTCAACCGCCGTTGTCACTCTGCACGGGCACCGCAAAGACGCCGAGGCGAAATCGTCCGACCTTCTGCTGGAGGCGCAGAAGCAACTTGCACAGACCATGGAGGACTGCTCAAGGCTCTGGGCTTACAACCGTTCGCTGGTTGACCACATCTACCGCCGCGCCCCGCCTCCGCCTCCGGAACCTCCCGAAGACCTGTTCAAACACTAGAAAGGAAAGAAAATGGACTCATTGACACAACAGCGAATCAACGCGGCGGCCCGGCTCGCCGCTTCGCTCCTCACCGCTCTCAACGCAATGCTGGCCGTGGCCGGGAAGAACCCGCTGCCATTTACGGACGACCAAGCTGGTACCGCCGTCTCCGTGGGCCTGGCCGCTGTGGCTCAGCTGTGGGCATGGTGGAAGGACAACGTGGTGACGTCCGCCGCCAACATCGGCCACTCGGTCACGCAGGCGGAGAAGCAGGCCGCCAAATCTTCCAGCGCCGGAGAGCACACCGATGCCGCGGTAAGCCGCCAAGAAAACAAGCAATCGGCCACGACACCTGTTGGCATGACGGAAAGCGAAGTCGCCGACGTGCTTTCGTCATGGCAGGCGAAACTGGAGGGCGGCCAGTGACGGACTACAAGCCGGCCGTCTGGATCGGCACCCCAAACTACACGCCGGGACGATATCAGTCCATCCGATACATCACGCTGCATGTGATGGCCGGCTACCTGGCCGGCACCGATTCCACTTTCCAGCACTCCGGCGGTGCGTCGGCTACATACGGCGTCGGCTCCAACGGCGCCGTGCACCAGTATGTCGCCGAAGCCGACACGGCATGGTCCGATGGAAACGGCGTCTATGGAAACGGCGCATCCATCAGCATCGAGCATGAGGGCGGCATCACCAACGCGCTCAACACCGACAAGTGCGTGACGGCCTCGGCACGCCTGTGCGCCGACATCGCGCGACGGCACGGCTGGACGAAGCTCGTGAGAGGGCAGAATGTGATGCTCCACCGCGATCTTCCGCCGTATTCACACCCATCCTGTCCGGACAAATGCGCGAACCCGCTCCGGTGGGAGGAAATCATCAGCCAAGCTAACAACATTCTGGCGACCGGCTCGCCGGACTATGCGGAAGGAACTGACATGGTATCAGCAATCATTCAGCCGAACGACGAATCAAGGATGGTGTACTGGGATGGCTGCCACATCCATCCGCTGTCGCATCCGGACGAAGTGACAGCCATCAGGAACGCCTACAAGAAGGCGACGGGGAAGGACATACCCATCTTCAAGTTCGGCTCAAAGTCGGCACCTTGGGCCACGAGGCTCATGGACGCCATGAAACGAATCGC